CATCATATGTATGGTTGGTGACGATCATGGGCACTTGTGCCTGACCCAGCTTCAATGTTAGCACACGGAAGGCACCTTTGATCAACTGAGATTTGGTCATGTCCCGAACCTGCTTGTCGTTGGCAACGTCCTCCATCTCCTTAGAGGTGGAGAGCATACCCAGAGAGTCTAGCACAAACAGCATGGGAACGCGCTCATCTTTAGGTTCTTTCATGTATTTGTCCAGGATCCTACAGGCTTGTGTCCTGAACTCTTCAATGGTTCCCACAGGCATGATAATCATACGCTTGGAATCAATGCCACGGGTTTCAATCATCTCACGAGAAATCGCAGACTCGGACTCAAAATAAATGACTCCGCCATCAGGATTAGCGTCAAGGAAATTACGAACGACAGAAAGAGCAAAAAAAGTCTTTCCCGTGCTCGATTCACCAGCAAGAGCTGTAACTTTATTGGAAGGCAAACCTCCAAAAAGCGAACCACTAACAAGGGCATTAAAAATATAAGAACCAGTGTCAACGTAAGTTGTAATGTCGCCAGCAGCAACCCCTTCGCTAACAAAACCAGCAAACTCATTGCCAGACTCTTTGATTACACTATCTAGGAATCCCATTGATCTACTTTCTCCTCGTAAAAATTTACATAACTATAGGACTGACTCATGAGTTTAGCAAACGCACGAGCAGTATTGAAGTCTTCGAAGCATTTGATATCTTCTTGACCTATTTGACCAACAACATGGTTGGTCCATGTTACCACAAAGATTTTCTTACTCACTCGAAGAAACTCCCAATTGTAATGGTCTTTTCGTGTTGCCACCCAATACATTGTAGCACGTTTTTGAGCGGTTCAAGGAATGACTTTTCAAATTGTGTCTGATAATCCACATACTTCTCAAGACCAAACTCTTTAGGCAACTCACCGAAGAAACTGATACAGTTCTCCAGAATAGGATTAGGTGTCTTGAGATACATGAACTTGATCTTCTCACCCTCTTGAATAAGAGGATGCTTGTTTTCTACCTTGTGCTTTTTGACGTAGTGGTTATACAGCAACGCTCCCCGCACATGGATGGGAGATCCCTTTTGGTAGATTTCAGTTGGGTGACGATACTTAGCAAGGTTGTTAACTCCTCGGGGGAATGCCACTTCTTCATAAGGGCGCAATCGTGTTTCTGCTCGCACGACATTGATAAAATCGATAAGCTCATCATTTGATTTGCCGATAATAATCTTAAATGCTGCATACAATTTATCTCGAAAATATGCTGGAGTAGAAGAACGGGCAGTCTCCAGACCCATGATCTTCATCTTTGGTTCTTTATATCTAACACCTTCACTGTCCCATACGTTGAGAATGTAACGCTTCTTCGCAGTCCAGATACCACGGTCAGCGATATTCTCACGCTTCATACTCATCTTCTGATCATACGCAGAAACATAATCCGCCAACTCCTGATATGAACATTCAATAAAAGGTTCCAGTTTCTCTTGGCAGATCTTGTCAAGTATGGAAACAATTGCTGCTTTATCGCCAGACTTATTAGCAAAGAATTTACTAACAAGAGGTCCAAGATTAAGATAGATTGAATCGGTATCGCTAGCGATGACATAATCCACTGCCTCTGTAGACAACAGTTTATTTAGATATCCGTTCATCTTGTTCTCAATCCAGCGGATAGATACCTGACCAGATAAAGTGATCGCTTCGGCATTAGCGAGACGATAGTAACGGAAGTGTTCATTACCAATAGCACCATAAGCAGAGTTCAAAGAGATCTTCTTTGCCATTTGGATGTTGTTACATCTCGCAATCTCTTTTGAGAGTTCAACCGTAGGAGTTTTCTCATACTGCTTCTTTGCTTCAATCATCTTCTTCTTGAAGATGACACGACTGTCATACATCTTCTTCATCATCTGAGGAAGAAACCCATGCTTATCCTTTCTGTACTGTGCTCCATTGGCACAGACAGCGTATTCACCATCAATCTCTACCTGCTTTGCAAGAATCTTATCAACCGTTGCTGTTGAATGCCTGGTATCCTGTAAAGTCTCTGGCGAGATGTTGTACTGCATAATAAGGTGAGGGTAGAGACTATTAAGGTCAAAAGAAACAACCCAATCATAGAATCCAGGAATCGGTTCTTTAACATAAGCACCTGCATACTTTGCGTCTTTGATTGATTCCTTCTTGGGCGGGATAGCAATCTTACGCTTCAGAAGTTCCACGTAAATATAGTTATCCCACATCCGAACCTGACTAAACACATCTTCATAATTCACCTTGGCGTCATATGCCATAGTGAAAGCAAGTTCAAGCAACTTCATCTTGTCATCAAGTTTATCCACGAGTCTAACGTCATGGATGTTGTACTCAATGAACTTCTGCCAGTCGTTCTCGTAGAACTCCTTGAAGGTGTCATACTCACTGTGATCCAGTTTCTTCTCACCCAGTTCCACAAAGCAGATATGATCTAGTCTGTAGGATTCTTGGTTTGTGTACGTGAACTTTCTATATAATTCAAGGTAGTCCAGAGTAGAAATGCCTGGAAGATCGTAAGCGATTTGTTTTCGTCCTTTAATGAAAATTTCGCGAGAAGAAATAAGCTTCCAAGGACTAAGCATCTTAGTATACTTCTCACCAAGTACCCTATCAATACGCCTAGCAATATAGGGAATATCAAAAAGCTGAACATTCCAACCTGTAATTACGTCTGGGAAATTTTGGTTCCAATAGTCTAGGAACGCAGACAACATGGACTCCTCTGAACGGAAGTGCATGTAATCAACCATGTTGTCTTTATTGTCAAAGGGGCGAGCACCAAAGACCAAGAAGCGTCCAGTGTAAGAATCCTTGATAGTGATAGCAAGGATCTCCTGGTCGGCAGTCTCAATATTGGGGAAACCATTCTCTGCTGCTGTCTCAATGTCAATATTAAACACCCGAATCTTACTTACATCGTAAGCAATCTCCTCTTCAGGGTGCTGCTCAGCAATGTACTGATAAAGATATCGGGTGTTACCGTAGATATCAAAGTCTTCTACGTCCTTATATTTTTTTACAAACTCTTTTGCCTCATTGATAGAACCCTGCTTTACAGGTTCTACGCAGTCGCCCTCAAGTGTACGCCACTCGGAATAATTTTTGGTGGGGATGTACAACGTAGGGTTGAAGGGCACCCTGTACGAGACAGACTGCCCACCCTCATAACCACGAAAGAGCAGGCGGTTGCCTGCTTGTTCAACATTAGTGTAAAACTTCATTCAGTCAGCAGTTCTGCGTTTCCATTATAATACTGAGCAAGCAACCGCTCACTCGGGTCCACAAACGTAATTATATCAGAAGATCGGACCACACACTCCTTTTCGTCGGCAAAGGGGAGCCAGTCTGTCAACTGGTCCCCCTCCACAAGCATTGGTTTGTTTAGGATACAGTCTGGATCTCCAAACTGAACCCCATCAATTTCATCAACTGACGCCAGCAGCCACTGGTCCTTCAGTAACAGCACTTTGAGTAGTTTCTCCAAGGATATCAGCTCCGTTATTAGGTAGGAAAGAAAGATCAACGCCAGATTGCTTCAGTTTCTGTACGTAATTTGCCAGAATGTCCTGAGACGGTGGCATCGCAGAAACTACAGAAGATGGGGCAATGCGATGATCTTCATATGGAGTGTAAGGATTCCAACGACGATAACGCACATTATATGTTTCTTCTCCCTGAACCGTATCATCAGAAATTGAAAGAGTCAGAGTGAGAGGATACAACAACTGATAAGCAACAAACTTATCTTCTTCTCGTACCTGAGTAAAGTTACAAATGATATCGTCTCCAGTTACCAACTTCAGGACACGAACATTATGTTCAATGGTATCAGACATAGTAGATCAATTCTTTTCTATAGTATATCAAATCAAAAGGGGACCGTCAAGTCCCCTTCATGTTTATTTAGAACCACTTCTTACGCTTCTGTTTTTCTGGCAGTTCTTTTCTCAGAGAAATAGTTAAGAGTCCGTCAGCGAACTGAACGTCCTCAACTTCTACATCATCTGCCATTTGCCAGTTCTTAGAAAATGTTCTATATGAAATTCCCTTGTGGGAATAATTTTTTTCTTTCTCTTCTGGTGCTTTGCGAGCAGATACAGTCAAGACATTCCGTTCTGTCTCAACTTCAATATCTTCGCCTGAAAATCCAGCAAGAGCAATCTCCAGAGTGGTTCTGCCATCAGATCCGTTAATGATGTTGTAAGGAGGGTAATTTGTTCCACCTCCCGCAAGAGCTTCAAGTCTGCTGAATGTTTCATTGAACCCGATTGAATATGGTGTGTATGTTTCCCAATTGAATGTGACCATTGTCCTTAAAAAGCGACGTGTACATGTGACCCTTTCGGCATCACACATATAATTATATCTCTGAGAACTTTTTTGACAACAAGATAACGTTCTGGTTTTCCGAATCTTCTTTTCGGTTCTCTTCAATAAACCTGAACGTATGTTCGGTAAACAAGTCAAACCCAATAGAATATCTTAGTTCACCTGTTTCGTTTGGTTCAACTCGGTGCTCTAACCAAGAGGGAAATAGTGTGATAGATCCCAATTTGTTAGAGCAACGCCACCAATCAAAATACAAACTAAGACTAGGAAACCAATAGTCTGTAGTAGTTCCAAGATCAGAAAGAGAAACGTTTCCACTCAGATAAGTATTCTCGTGGAAAGCATGACAATGAGTCTCCAATCTTTCTCCGTCAGTAAGAACTACTGCCCAACCACGAATCCATAATTTATCTTTGGGCAAAGGATTTGCTCTAAGCAATTCCATAAAAGAATAGTAAGATTCGTATATATTGTTTGCTAGATGTTTTATATGTTGACTATCCCAATCAAATATATTATACATTGCCCACTGCCGTTGATAGGTAGTGTTCAATGCATTGGCTACATCAGAAGACATTCCAACATCATTATCACGGATTAAATCCGCAATACTTTGTGCCAAAGATTCTTCGTATTTGTCTGTATAAATTGAGATGTCAAAATTAGGAGCAAACATTGTATTTGCTCTCCAACTTTTCCACCGATTCATTTTGGGATTTGAATACGGTATCTTAGTTGGGTGATTATCTAATTGATTCATTCTTCAGTAGTTTTTTTCCTACCAATATTATACTTGCTCTCAAGAGTCCACTCTTGTTTTTCTTTGAAAGCAAGGACTTTGATTTGATTGAGTGGTGCCAAGTCTTCAATCTTAGCAGTATCAATTACTTTGATGAGACCCCAGTCAGAAAGTAGTTGTACAATTCTATTTCTACG